AAGATAATAAAAAAAAAGAGGGAGCATTGCCCCCTCAATTTTACCTAAATTTAACAATATGACTAATATGTCTCAAGGCTATTTTCTAACAACTTCAATGCAATCAGTCCCTCTTCTGTTTGAAGATACAAAGCAATCTCTGTATATGGATCAGATCCATAAGGAATATTTATCATTTTCTTTTTGTTTGATGCAGTATTAAACCAAACTTCTTTCTGTCCGTTTCTGAACATCAAAAGCTTCTGCTCAAAGAATTTATGTACGTTAGATTCAAATTTAAGCATAGGATCGTTAAGCAAATGCAAGAAACCTTCTGGGTCTTTCTTTGCGTAGATCAATATGTCTCTCTTCAATTCGGGAGTCGTGTAGTTCACAGGGTCTACACCAAACAAAACTCTAGCTACGTTTTCCATTTGCTCAACAGTAAGCTGTCTAGCTTCGATTAACGCATCTACTTCAAAGTTCAGTCTCTCCACATCTTTCTGTGCATCCTTCTCGTAGTTAACTTCAGAGAATACGGTACCATTCATAGGATGATGGTGTAAAAACTGTTGAAGTACAGGATTGTTTTTTGGAACACGAAGCATACCATCTTCAAATACAATAGGCTCCACAATTGGATTGCCGTCTTGCTCATCCTCAAAAGGACTTTTTTGATTAATGGCGTATCTTAATGGTCTGTTTACGTTGTTCTTCTCGTCATACCATAATAATGAAAATCTACGAGAACTTCTTGAAGGAAGGATGTATGACAAAGGTGCTCCATTCAGAAGCTTATAAACCTTGTCGGTTGTTATTGGGTTTGCTTTCATTTTTAAATTTAATTTGATTAAAAAATAAGGGGTGGTGTTATCCACCCCTTTTTATTTTGATTACGATTAAGAACCGTAACGGAACAATACGAAGTTGTTAGCTCCTAAAGTACAAACACAACGCTCAGAAAGGAAGTTAACCTCCATAGCGTCAAGATCGCTAGTCTGTGCACCACCAGCAGAACCAGTGATCCAAGTCTTGTATCTACGATCTTCAGTCTCAGACGCTCTGTAACGAACGTGCAAGAAAGGACGCTTAGCGTTCTTACCCATTACTTGATCGTAAACTGTAGTAGAACCAGCAGGAACTAACAAACCAGTTACAGTACCACTAGCAGAAGCACCGGTTGGCAAACCTCCACGCATAGTAGGATCGTTCAAGTATTTCCAATCAGACTTGTAGAAGTCATAACCTCTGCGGAATCCGCTGAATCCAAGGTTCAAAGCCATGTTTACATCGTTATCGAATAAACCAAAAGATGCACCATTAGCAGCAGAACCTCCGTTGTAACCGTTCAAGGTAGCCAACATATCATCGATATCGAAACCGAAGTCACGATTAACGAACAATACGTTCTCTTCGATAGCACCCTGCTTGTCCAAGCGAGAGATGATAGAATCGAAGTCAGCCAAAGTGGTTGGGTTACCACCACCCCATACGTTACCACGACTGTTTACAACGTAGAATACTCCTTCAGAACCGTTGAAACCAGCACCTACAGCACCTGAACCAGTCTCAGCAGGGACAGCCTCGATCATTGCAGTCTCAAGGTAATCCTCAAAACGCAAACGAGTCTCATGCTCAGACTTCAAGTACCACAAGTAACCAGTTGCACCATCCTCAGAAGTAACCTCTACCCATCCGATCTGAGCCATGTCAGACCCAGATACAGAATACTTGTCCTTGATAATGATTGGGTTATTGTCAAAGAATGTGTCATTACTTTCTAATGAACCTACCATTCCGTTAGTACCTTTCTTGAACTCAGAACCGTAAATCCATACAGTACAAGCAACAGCAGCACCAAATGCCTGACCACCACCTTCGTAGTAAGCTACGTCAAATGTTCCTGCACCTGTGTTAACAGCAGTAACGATTCCTTTGTTAGATGCTCCAGAAGAGTTCAAAGAAATATTAATGGTTTGACCAACACGAACAGCAATAGATCCAGAACCAGGACCAGAACCCGGAATCAATGTGTCGTTTACAGTGATTGTTGCGGTATCAGAAGCAGCAGCAGCATTTGAAGTACAGTTGATGTACTTGATGTGCAAGCGGCCTTGTTCTGCCCACTTAATCATATCAGAGTTAGAAGGCATCTCAGCTCCTACCATACGGAGGAAAGATGCTACGGTACGATTACCATAACGCTCAAACTCTTTCTCGTAAGTATCAGGAAGATACTGATTCAAGAAGTTGAAGTCGGTAATGTAGTTAGTTGCCAATGGGACCTGTTGAGCACTCGGCTGCAACGCAAAGGTCGGTGATGCATTTAATGCCATGATTTTTTATTTTTTTTATTTTTATATTCTTTTAATGCTGCGGATCTTTAGACTCTTTCCAGAATCAGGGTTTACCGCTTTAACCTGAAATCCATCTTTGCTTGTGACTTCTGGCATTCTTCTCTCAGACATATCAATGTTTTTTATCTTACGAGTAACGTCATCTGTCGCAGCTGCCCTGCCCTGCTCATAAAAGAACTTGGCAAAGCGTTCGGGGTTCATCGCTACAGCTAAGGCTCTATGATATCCTGCCGCATCTTTGACTAAGCCATTCTCATCCAAATACTTATTTACAAAGTTGATTGGACTTGATTGCGCTTTCTTCAATTCATTGGCATCACCGGGAGAGAATCTTACTGTTTGGTCGTCAATCTTGAACTCAAAACCTTTGAACTCGCTGCTGAATACCTCATCAGTTTTTTTGGAAAACCATTGACGCTTTCTCTCGGCTTCTTCTTCCATTGTCTTAGCGTTAGCTATATACTGCTTGTAAGCTTCGAACTCTTCTTTATCCTCATTTGGAATAGCTGCCGTACTCGACTCAAGGGGCAACTTATACTTTTCCTTTTGAGAATTAAAGAAACTCTTGGCTTCTGCAATAATCTTCTTTCTCGCAATCTTAGCCTTTTTGATTGTAGACTCATCGTCTAGATCTTCGTCATACTGATACTCCTCTAGCATGTACTCGATCTCTTCTTCATCAAGACCATGTTGCGTTTGTTTAAAGTAGTTTTTCAAAAGATTGTCAGGATCCATAGAATCGTAATCCTCCCTTAGCTTAAGGAAGTCATCGATGCCACGCCCAGTCTCTTTTTTGTACTTTAAGTAAGCAGATACGTCTTCAGGAAGTTCTTCTTGTTGACGCTCTGCCATCAAATCTTCGAAAGAGTTGATTCGCTTATTGTATTTTTTTTCAATAAATGACAGAACTTTTTCCTCGCTTAACTCGTCCTCTTGGTTGTTAACAGGAGGATCTATTGAAGCAGGAGTGTCTATAACTATTGGAGCAGGATCTACTGGATTTTCTTGATTTAGTTCTTGTTCATGCTTTTCAAGCAATTCTCTTTCCAACTCCTGAACTCCTTTAGATTCTACAATTCCTAGGTCTTTAACTTTGATTTCCATTGTATTAAATTTAATTTGTTATGCAAATTTATATAAAAAAAATTATCTCGGTTCAAACTCTGCCAAATCGAAGCCATCTAGGCTATCTTCATTGGACTCAAAGTTCATAGGAGGTAAATCATTTTTACGTTGATTGATTAGTTTAGACTGCTCTGTATTCTGTTGACTTATCCTTTTTGCTTTAGCATCCTCTTTCATCTTCTCTCTTTCTGAAACGCCAGAGTTATTGATTTGAGCAATAGACATATTATACTTGAACTCTTCAGCCATCAAATCTTTCTTGAGCATAGCCTCTTGTTTCATCCTCTCTATATCAAATGCCACCTCAGCTTGCTTTACTTGCATTTTAGCTTGTGCTTCCAATTGAATCTTTTGCATTGCAGTTTGCGCTGCTATTTGCTGAGACTGTAATTGCTGCTCAGACATCATCGCTTGTTTCTGCATCTCCATCTTCTCTGCTCTTTCTTGAGTCTTCATCCTCTTAACCTTGAGCAATTGGTTAGCCAACTTAATATTTCTTATCTCACGAATGTCTATTGCATCCTCAAGATTTATGTCTCCCTTAGATAAAGCCATCTGAATATTAGCCTCAAGCTGTGCTTTCTGCTCTTCGTCTGGAGCTATTTCCAAGAAAATACCAAAGTCATAGATGTACAATTCTTTTATCTCGTTCAAGATAGACACATTGTATTTACCTATCTTGGTAACAAAGTCATCTTTAAAATCAGAGTATTCAAGTATATCCGCTATCCTATAAGTCAATGCTTCTGACAAAGCCCTAAACATATAAAGACCACCCTCTAGGATATGTCTAGTTGCTGTATTGGAGTTCAAAGCTGCAAGTTTCTGTAATCCAACCAAAGAGTTTGGATCTGGAGTCGATGCGTCTCTAGCCTCATTTAATCCTGTTACAGTGCGCAACATATCCATGTAATGGTTGTAGTTGGCTATAAGCATTTGAGTCTTAGCCGCACCAGAGTTAGATGTCAACTGAGTAATAGGAACTCTTGCATTGTTGAAGTCGCCCCCTTGGGTGTAGCTTCTACCAATAACACTACCTGTTTGGAAGTATAATCGCAAAGCGTCTTCAGGATTGTATGCGTTGCCGGTACCCAAGTCCACTTCATTCAATCCATCAGCATCAATGAATACACCATCAGGTACTGTACGAGCAATAACTTGCTGTAGCTTTAAGTGGGTCAATTGAATCAAGTCAGCGAATGGAATCATTCTACGAACCAACGATTCAATAACTCCCTTATACATACGAGGGGCACATGCCACATAATTAGGTAGTGCATGCTGAGATGATGACTTTGGTCTAACCATGTTCTTGGATAGCTGCCACTTTAATAGATAGTTTGTACCCATTACCATGACACCTTCATACCAAACATCAATAGTCTTCTCGACTTTCTCAAAGTTATTCTCCTCCATCATTTCTACAGGAGGATTAAACTCATCGTTCTTTTCTATATACTTGAACCCACCACTATCAAGTTTCTTTTTCTTATATACAATTTTCTTTGTGGTCTTATAGTTGAAGTACAACAATGTAGCTGTGTCTCTATAGAACAACGAATTCTCATAGAACTGAGCCACATTGTAATAGTCATACCAACTCTGACTTGATTTAGAGATTTCTTCCATCTGCTCCCTAGTGATTGTAGGGTCAATCTTTAAAAGTTCAGTGATTGGCAATGTCTTTATCTCTCCCCAATAGAAACAATCGGTAAAGTATGGGTCTTCTGTGTAGCTGTACACCACGTTAGCAGGATCCACATACGAAACTTGAACGCCCGAACCGGGTAGAAACTCATGCTTTACGACACCAATACCTATGACTGCTTGATCGTAGTCAATTCTCTTTCTTAAATCTAAGTATTTGTTCTCCTCTAGTATAGTGTTTATCGCTTCCTCTTCTGCAATCTCTATCGCAGGTTTGTAATTGAGTTGCATATAAAGAGATAGCTCTTCATCATTTTGAGGCAACTCATCAGGGTTCATAGTGAATGGGTCAACCCCTGTCTTTTGCTGAATGATAGACAAGATATCCTTTGATACCATCTGCCCCTCAATCATATCTTGATACTTACTTCTCTTAGCTTGAGACATGGCATCTTGAGCGTATGCCTTAACCTTGAATAATCTATCAGACATTCCGTTAACTACGATATCCACAAACTTGGGGATAACCGGCACCGGTGTCCAATCCAAATTAAGATACGATAGGTCGCCATCTATCGCTAATTCATTCTTATACTTCTGAACAGATTGCTCACCTCTAGCATAAAGTCTAAGTCTATGAAAGTCTTTCCATTGACTATAGTATCTGCATCGAGTACCATCTTTCCTAAACCATTCATATTGAATGGCTTGACCTACTTGTAGGCCGTATTCTTGTGACTCTTTCTCAGCATCAGTGGCGAACTGATTCGGAAAAGAAGTGGCTAAAACATTTACAATTACATCCTTCATTTGATGATTTCACTTATATTACCCTTGTTTGAGTACCTTGCAAAAGTAATGCTAATTTTTGATTCTTTCTTTTCGGGTAAATATAAGTGTTTTTGAGTTGCCATGATAGCAAGCCCAGAACTAATTGATGCGTCAAACTTTGTCCTGTTATCTATATTAAATCTTGCCCAATCCAATAATGTTTTATTGAATGGCATAGTACCTATCAAGTCAGGATCTCTGTACTTCCCGGTGGAGTCAAACCCAATATACTTTTCAATATAAGTTTCTATTGCTGATGCGTGAGCCTGTCTTACATCTTCTGATGAGTTTGGTATACCACCTAACTCTCTCTCGGTAGCACTAAGCTTTGCATA